CCTGTCAGCAGTTGTCATGTCAATCAACATATTTTTAATTCCAGAATTGTGATAGTCTACTCCAAAATTTGGAAAACTGATAATGGTTGTTATGATACTATTGTTTCCTGGCACAGTTGAGTATATGTCTAGTCCAGTTTTACTACAGTTAACGATTTCCAGTTCAATTTGATCAATACAGTTTGATATTGCAATGTTAGTTGACGCAATGTTTTGTTTATAGTCTGCAACAGCAGCCAGTGAATCAATTGCGGCTATCAACGCAGATTCTTCTGCTGTGGCACTTAGATCTGCGGCATACTTATCGTACACTGCATCGACAGCTGATATCAATGCCAATCCTTCAGTGGTTGACGAAAGTTTAGATGCAATCAATGCTATAGTGTCCAGAGAATCTAAATGCACATACCCCGACGGAGTTCCAATTAATTCTTGTATTTTACACGAAGAAAAATCTCCCGTACCAGATGGCACCGAGTTTCGAATAACTGCTATATCAGCTGTTGGCACTGGTCTGGTTAGATTTGCTAAATTGTCATGTTCAGGAACATTAATTTTTAGCAGGGCGTCGAACAATGCATCCGTTGTTGCATATGATATATTCAATGACAACAATTGTTGACCAAGTTGATACAATGTTCCGTAAGGAATTGCATCAACTGCATTGGCTGGCATAACTTTATTTGCTTTTAAGAAATCCCCGGCATTGGCAATACCCCTACCCCCACCCCCTACATTTGCTGCGTCTAATCCAGTAGCGGTAATTACCCTGTTAAGAAATCTTGGGTCTGTGACCTTGGTCAACAGATCAGTCAATACAGTTTGATTGGCCGTATCAATATTTGTAAGAGTAATTCCTTCGCTGAGTAATGCTTCAATGAAATCTGCATCTTTTGTGCCTTCACGCCCACTATATCTATTTGACAGCAGACCTTGTGCATACAAACTTTTTATCAGTCCAGCCGGTGTTCCCAGCGTCGACAAGTCAAATAAATTATACAGTGTGCCAAGACGGCGCATTCCTTGGCTTAATGCACGAATACTGCGCTCAACATCCTTGGCATCAGTTGTTATGGTTCCGCCTGATCCAACTCCAGCACTATAAAGTCCACTGGCTCGTCTATAATTTTCAGAATTTTTAGCCAATGGACCAAATTTGCTTGAAAGTCCACCTGTAGCTAAATCAATATGTTTCGTAACATCAGGGTTCACGCTGGAAAATGATGCTCCATCATAAGAGTATACTGCTCCGAGCACATCACGTGACATTCGACAATCGGAATCAGCTCTTGACAAAATGCCAAGGTATCCATTTACGCCTCGTAGGAAAAACTGATTGGCTCTTGTGCGTATGCTTTCTGTAATGTCAACTGCTGTTATAGAAGCAGACAAACTGGTGTAAGTCACTGGTGCGACCCCGCAAATTCCAGGCAATGTGGTTCTCATTGAATCAAGCACCAGCGATGCTACATTTGGATGCACCGCAACTCTTCGGAGTTTACCAGTGATTACTACTGTGTTTTGCATGTTGTTTAATTGTGCTACCAATCTTGTGCTCACACCTAGTCCGGTGTTTTGCAACAACCCACTGATAGCAATCAATTGAACAGCTGAATAACTCATGTTAGTTTATAATCACATTAGGACTGCCTGTTGCTGGGTGGCCACATGTGGCGTTATCCCCGGCTCGACTGGCAGGTATACCATTTACAATAACGTTGGGACTGCCTTCTGCCATCTTTGGTGCGGCATGCGGCGGCAGGTCATGTCCTTGCACCGCATCACCAATTCGTGCTTGAGGAGTACCATTTGTGATCACATTAGGTGATCCAGCAACAATGGTGCCGCCTGCTGTGTCTTGTCCTTGTCGTGCGGCGCCTGGCATATTAAATCACCAGTCCTGCAGGCGCTGTTGCAATACCTGTTGTTGTTTGGAGATAGTAGTCTTTTATTTCTTTTACCACCATGGCATGCATCAGCACATGAGTAGCACTGAGATGAACATCTTTGCTCAACTCAGCAGTGAACAAACTCTGCATCATGCCTATGCCTTTCGGACTAGGAACCACTGTGCAAGGCTTGCTTACTACATATTCCATCGGTGTGACTTCTACAATTTTGGCCACACATTCATCACCGTTGACCAATTTGAAGGCAACGATATCACCGGCTGTATAGGCTGTTTTTGAAATTAACATTTTATCCTCTTAGGGTTTCAAAAAATTCAGCTGGCTGTTTTGCCAAGCCTTGGTAACCACCCTCGACCAGTAGTTTACCGTCTTTGTATAATTGTGGCACTGTACGGTGCCCTTCTGCTAGAACAAAATCTTTTGCAGATGCATCTTCGTCAATCTTGATTTCAGTGTAGTCAACACCTTTGAGTTTTAGTAGGTTTTTGGCCTGTACGCAGAATGGGCAATTATTTTTCGAATATACTGTGATCATTTATAAACTGAATCCTTTGAAAGTGTTAGAGTCAACGTCCTGCTTGGTACCGCCAACCACATAACTACTTATCTCAGTTTCCTGGGGTGCAACTTGAACTTCAGCACCTGCAATCCATTTAGCGGTCCATGGCAAAGGATTTGATCCTGTCTTGATGCCACACTTCAAACCAACCGCGGTCATACGCTTGCAAGTCAACCAATCAACATAGTCACACAACAACTGTTCGTTCAGGCCAATCATGCTTCCGTCCTTGAACAGATAGTGTGCCCATGCACGTTCTTGTGCGGCCGCACGTAGGAACATTTCTTCACATTCAGCTTTGGTTTCTTCCTTGATAGTCACATAGTCAGGATCATCTTGAGGCAAGAGTTTAAGCAAGGTCTGTGTTGATCCTAGATGTACATTTTCATCACGAGCAATCAATTTAATAATTTTAGCATTGCCTTCCATCTTCTTGAGTTCAGCAAATGCCCAGGAGCAGGCAAAGCTCACATAGAAGCGAATACCTTCAAGGGCGTTTACGGAGTTAAGACCTAGCCATAATTTCTTTTTAAGTTCGTAGAGGTCAACTGTGATTTCTTTTCCGTTCACTGTGTGCTTTCCTACACCTAGCAAATTAAACCATTGCCCGGCTTCTATCAGTCTGTCGTAGTATCCCGAGATATCACCTGCGCATTCGACAATTTCAGGGACATCCACGAGCTCATCAAATATTTTACTAGGGTCAGAATATACGTTGCGAATAATATGAGTATAACTACGGCTATGTATTGTTTCATTGAAGCTCCAAGTTTGAATCCATGTTTCCAGCTCAGGTAATGATACAATAGGAAGAAAAGCCAAATTGGGGCTGCGACCTTGCACAGAGTCCAGCAGTATCTGTCGCTTAAGGTTCGATGTGAAAATGTGTTGCTCATACGGTGTTAGGTCCTTAAAATCTTTAGCATCTCTCATTACATCAATTTCTTCTGGACGCCAGAAAAAACCTAGTTGTTTGTCAGTTAGTTTTTCAAATTGACGATACTTTAGTATGTCGAATCTTTGAATAGTTACTCCGCCACTGGAATCAAGAAAAGCCAGGCTGGCCAGATGATTTTTCTTCTTGGTATTAAAAACGCTCATTATTTTTCCTTGATTTAGATTACACAACTTTCACAGTCAGCTTCGTTGATTGGACTCAGCTCTTGTAAAGGTTCTTTTGCATTTAGTTTGTCGATGTCAATTTCACCTTGACCATCATAGGTATTAAAGTAGTAAAGTTGCTTGCCGCCGAACTTGTAGAATTGTAGTAGATGCTTGAGCATATCACTCATTGGAATTTTTTCATCTTGGTAGTACTGTGGATTGTAGGATGTGTTAACCGATATACCTTGATCAATATATTTTTGTAATACAGCACAGATATTCATGTAGCCCTCTGGACTACGCTGATGCCATAATAGTTCGTATTTGTTTTTCAACTTACGATACTCAGGCACAACCTGTTTTAATTGACCATGCTTTGAACCTTTGATACTTACATAGCTTCGCGGTGGCTCAATACCGTTAGTGGCATTGCTGATCTGTGCTGATGTTTCTGCAGGCATCAGTGCCATTAGTGTAGCATTACGCTGACCAGTTCGTTGTACTTGTTCACGTAAACTTTGCCATGGCATGCGCTCGATGTGTGGAACTAATTCATCTACATCAGTTTTACGTGTGTCAATAGGCAATATACCATCTGCGCTCTTGAGATCTTTCCATCTAGTACACGCACCTTGTTCTTGTGCGAGGTCTGCAGAAGCCTTGATCAAATAGTAACTCCAGGCTTCTGCATACTCGTCAACCAAGGGCAGGGCACGAGAGTCCGAATAACTTACATCATTCTTGGCCAACCAGTAGGCGAAGTTGATAATACCAACACCCAGTGGACGGAACTCTTCGGTAGCTAATTCAGCTGCCCGTATTGGATACTTCTGATATGTTAATAATGCATCTAACCCTCGAACTGCCAGAGTACACATTTTTTCAAAGTCATGTGGGCTTTTTACATTGCCCCAATTGATCGCTGATAAAGTACACAGGGCGATCCTACCATCCTCGTCATTGACATCGTTCAACGGTACTGTAGGCAAATCGATCTCTGAGCAAAGATTACTCATACGTATCGGGGCACGATCTACTTTGAATGGACTGTGCGTGTTAGCATGGTCCACATTCTGCAGATAGATACGTCCGGTATCCTTGCGTTCCTGCATAAAGCGACTGAACAAGTCAGCTGCCTTAATCTTCTTTTTTCTCAACTTGGTATTACGTTCTGCTGTTTCATACAACTCTTTGAATCGATCTGCATCTGTAAAAAATGCATCGTACATTTCAGGTACATCTTTAGGCGAAAACAAGGTAATGTCTCCGCCTGTTAGCAATCGCTCATACATCACGCGATTAAACTGAACACCATAGTCCATGTGTCGCACACGGTTGTCTTCTGTGCCTTTGTTGTTTTTCAACACCAGAAGATCTTCGATTTCTAAATGCCATACTGGATAGTACAGGGTGGCTGCTCCGTTGCGCACACCACCTTGGCTACAACTACGTGTGGCTGCTTGAAACATTTTGTAGAACGGAACTACGCCTGTGTGATATGCATCGCCATTGCGAATAGGCGATCCTAGGGCACGTATTCTTCCTGCACCAATCCCAATTCCTGCTTTCTGACTCACATACTTAACAATAGCACTTGTAGTAGCATTAATGCTATCAAGACTATCATCAGTCTCAATGAGAACGCAACTAGAGAACTGCTTCTGAGGAGTTCTGACCCCTGCCATAACAGGAGTAGGAAGGCTAATGTCATGAAGGCTAATTGCATCGTAATAGTCTTTTACCCACTGTAGTCGTGTGCTCGCAGGGTATGTCTGAAACAAGGTGGCCGCAATCAGCATGTATGCTACCTGAGGTGTTTCAAAGATTTCATTGGTAACACGATTCTGTACAAGATACTTACCCCGCCACTGTTCCATGGCAGCATAGGTGAAGTTTTCATCACGCTCATGATGAATATAACTGTTTAACTTTTCCCATTCATCTGTTGAATAAGCGGCGAGAAGACCGTCATCATAAAATCCACTCTGCACATTTTTTTGTACCAGTCTCAGCAGGGGCCATGGTTCATAGTCATTATAGACTTGTTTACGCAAATGGTAACATATCAGCCTGCCGGCCACGTACTGGTAGTTGGGATTTTCTTCAGATATCAAATCAGCCGCACTTTTGATCAGTGTTTCTTGAATATCTGTTGTTTTGATTCCGTTGTAGAACTGTAAATGGCTTTTGATTTCAACTTCGCTTGCACTAACGCCTGTTATTCCTTGCGTTGCCCAGAACACTACCTTGTGTAATTTTTCTAGATCGAGAACTTCTCGATTGCCATCTCTCTTGGTGACTTGTATTTGACTCATTGATTCCCCTGATATTGATTTAATAATTTTGTAGTTTCAGGTCTTGACTGGATAACTCTGTCAAGAGCTTTAATTCTTTTGGTATTTGTGTTCTATTTACGATCTCGTTGGCAATGAAATTAAGAACATATTTCCCCTGGTCAATCCAAGCTAAATTGTACTGTCCTTTTGTTATAGGATCTTGATACACCTTGATGGACATGCTTAATTGTTTTCCGTGCTTGCTTAACTGTAGAGTATACACTATTCCAAGTGCTTTTGCAAGATCACAGTAGTAGTTTTCGTATACCAGTTGCCAGGGATCTGGCCAATTTGTTTGATCACTGTGATCCAGATAGTAGGGAGTGAATGGTGCACTCTGCCAGAAACTCACACACTCAGCCAATGCAAGCTCTAGCGGCAAGGTATCTAACCGTTTACGAAATTGTTTCCAACGATCAAGCCGATCGTCGGGTTTGAGCTTCCACATTTAGATAATTGATATGGTTATAGGAAATTTGTAATACTGTAGACTAATGTGCCTGATCCTGATGCATCACTTGTATAGTTAACTTTAAATTTACCTGAGGATATATTTGTTACCGAAAATGTTACTCCGGTAGGGCCTGGATAGGTAAAGTTAGTTGCATTCGGAAACTCAGTGTATTCATCAACATACTGAACTGTGGTATCGTTGTATATAACTTCAATGCTGCCATGACGATAGGCATACGCCGTGGGTCTTTTTAAGATGTACTGAATAGTGGCTGCACCACAGATCCCTGTGTTAGCACTTAGTACAATCCCTGTGTTCGCACCAGTTACTGATCCACTTAGTGTCAATTGACGTCCTATACCTCTGACCAACATGCCGGTTGTTAAACCAACATTAGCATCTAGGCTGGAGTTCAAGCTGGTCGAGGCGTGCCATACCCTAGGTCTAACATCTGCGTCGGCGTCGGTTCTTGCAAATGTGTCACCGATACTGTAATTTCCGCTGCCATTGAATGAAATAACTGGTGCCACTGTGGACCCGGCGGCTCCCCCAACGGTACCAAAATAATTTCCAATACTAATCACATTCATTTGTGCAGTGGCAGTGGCCGCTACTGCATAGATGGCACTACGAGTAATTCCTTCAAATGTACAACCAGACACTTTGATGTTCCTGGTTTCTGCCGCGCTTAGTGTTGCATCAACATATACCGCAATACTCATTGTAGTAAAATCACAACCTAGTATTTTTACATTATTAGCATTAAGCACTAGACCTTGAAGTATTCTATAGAATACGCAATCGATAAATTTTAGTCCATTGATATCTTTGGTGGCATCAGTTGGAGTCGCGTACACTGCGTTCTGTCCATTCACACCTGAACCTGATGGTGATGTAATAGTGCCTTTAAAATACACCCTGTTAAAAAGTATATTATCGCAAGAGTCTAGTGTAACAATGTTTCTACTAGACGATAAACTCTCAAGAGTAACATCTTGTATAGTAACATTTTTAACAGTGGTAGCACCAAGAGTACCGTAGGCAGCATCAATTTGAGATGAGCTGTCTTTGAGTTGTACAACTACCGCACCCGAAGAAGTTTGCTGTATAATAGTTCGATCGATGCCTGCTCCTAGTATATTAACATAAGCAGGCAATTTAATACTGGCACTAATAAGATATGTTCCAGCTGGAAAATTGATCACGCGGCGAAGTCTAGATTGATTTAACGCAAAACCACCAAACAATATCTGATCAACTGCACGTTGTATAGCCGCTGTGTCATCTGCAATGCCGTTGCCTATTGCGCCAAAATCTTTGACGTTTACACTATCATCTAGTTTTTGTTGTAGAGTTCGTGTGGTTGGTGATAATGATGTAGCGCCAGTCTGCGAAGTATAGCCAGACAGTGAACCTTTAAAAATGTACTGGTCACCAATGTTAAGCAAGTCTGAGTATTGCGTTAAAACTTCTGTAACGCCTTCGGTCGGAGCACCTTCGGTAATTGTGCCATTTCCGATATACAGTTGACGTGTATCTAAACTCCAACCCAGCTCAGCTGATGCCAGAGCAGGTAAATCCTGTTGCAGCCCTTTGCGGTGCGTAATTCTTGATATCTGTACAATTGCCATTTTGCTAAAAACCCCGGTATATGGAGTATTTAGCTCATTAGATAATATAGCTCAACTCGCTTGAACCACTCTTGTCTCCAGTGTTCAAATTCGTCACCTTCGATGGTGAATTCCATGTATTCTGGGGTGCTATAGGTGCCATCTTCCTGCAATTTAGGCTGCACAGCCATTAGAATTACACCGTCACTTATATTGGTACCATGTGTGTCATTATGTGCTTCTGCATAGGCAGCAAGCTGGATAAAATAATCTCCAACGTACTCACGCTTTTTGGGCTTGTTGCTCTGCTTGAAATCCAGGATAGCAGGCCGGCCTTTCCACACTCCTACACAGTCTGTGGTACCTGCGTATAGCCCACTGTAGTATACTGGTACTTCTGACCCCCAATATTCGTCTACATGGCACAGTCCTTTGAGGATAACTTCTGCGGCCATGAACCATGAAGGGTGTGCAAAAGGATTAGAAGGCAACGGTTTCAGATCATCACCAAGGATATATGATTCTAGATAGCTGTGCATACGAGTACCGCGATTGGCGGCCTCAGTTACGATCTGCTGTGCCTGTTGTTCACCCACACGTTTTTTCCAATTAGCAAGAGCCGCCTTGCTTTCTTCGCTTTTGGTACGATCTAGGATTGTGGTTACGCTAGGTACTTTATCGCCATTGGGCAATGCATAATGGCGCTTGCCCTCAACTGTGGTCCGACTCAGTGGTTTGTAATCGTATTTTTGAATTATCATTTAGTCGAAAACTTTCTCCACATCCGCAATAATCCTTGGCCTGTGGGTTGTTAAAGTCGAACCCTTCATTGAGTCCTTGTTTTTTATAGTCTATCTCTAGCCCGTCTAGATATATGCTATCTTTGCCATTGACCCAAACCCTGGCGCCATGGCTTTCATATTTGAACCAATCACGTGTGATTGGTGCAGTGTCAATGTATTCTAACACATATGCCAGTCCTGAGCAACCTGTTGTTTTGACCCCAACACGAATGCCAATACCGTTCCCACGACGTTCTATATGTTGTAGAATCTTACGTGCCGCAAGCTCGGTAAGTGTGATCATTTTACAACCACAACCAAATACCCTGGCTCAGCAGTATCACACCTATTACGGCCACTACTTCGCTGATCTTGTACATCTTGTTGTTGACTGCCAGGATGCTTGCACTCAGTAACACAATCGCCAACTGGAATGTCATGCTGGCAAATGTCAGCCACGGAGTATGCCTGCTTGCATCATCACGTGCGGCTTCGAATGCCTGTGCTTTTGCCAACAGTTCTTTCTTGCCTTCTTGCTTTGCAGGGTCAGACTCGTAACGTGCAATCTTGGCTTCAAGTTCTGCTCGGCGTCGTGGGTTTTGAGTTTGTTCCAGTTGTCCTTCGGCAATGCTTTGCTTGATACTCTTGCTTTGATAGAAAGCATAGGTGTCTGTGGCCTTGAGCATGTTCTTTAACACCGCACCTGAATGCATGCTTGAGAAGTATGTAGTAACAGCCAGGAACAGAGCCATGATAACAATTACCAGTCCTGCTTTGTCTTTGATTGCTGCCTCACGTTCTGAGCGTGATAGGGGTTTAATTTCTGTTGCCAATTGATTTCTCCTTATAATCTTTTATTGCTGCCTTGATTGCATCTTCAGCGAGTATTGAGCAATGTATCTTTACTGGCGGTAAGGCTAACTCTTCGGCGATGTCGGAGTTTTTGATTGCTCCGGCTTCGTCGAGTGTTTTTCCTTTGACCCACTCCGTAATGAGGCTCGAACTCGCGATAGCCGATCCGCAGCCATACGTTTTAAATTTTGCATCTGTAATAATACCGGTATCATGGTCCACCTTTATCTGTAGTTTCATGACATCGCCGCAGGCAGGTGCGCCTACCATGCCGGTGCCAACTGAGTCGTCAATTTCTAGCTTGCCCACATTGCGTGGGTTTTCATAATGATCAATTACCTTGTCTGAGTATGCCATGTTATTGTACGTTCGAGGTATCGTAGGTCTTGGCAAAGATATCTGTTTTGACAGCACCGTAGTCGCCCGAGCCATGCTTGACAATATAGTCATTGCCTGTGGTGTAGTTTAGATCACCCCAGCTGGTATGCAGTACACCATCATGGTCAGCAAGTTTAGCTACCTTCATGATTTTCTTAGGGGTGCATTCACCATCACCTAGGTCGTCTTTGTATTCACGGAACTTTTCTGGTGTGATAGGATACTGCTCACCTTTGGGGCCAGTCATGATATAATGACCTGTGTCATACCTGACAGGACCTTCTAGTGTTTCCACAGTGCCAGGTTCTTGTGCTATTTCATATTTTTCAACCGCAGGTTTTTTGAATGTTGGAAATGAACCTTTTTCGAACCAAGTGTCATTGACCACAGCGTCAGCTTCAGTAATCATATCTGCGTACTTTCTAAAAAATGTTGCGTCCATTGAAAAATTATCCTTACACAAGTATAAGGTATTTATCTAAAAATGTCTATGGGTTAGGAGCGATTGGCCATGGCTGATTTAGCCATTGCTTTGACCGTTTTTTCTGGATCTGGAGTCGTTGCTTGATCTTTGCTGGCTTGATCTTGGTCAACAGCACTTGAGTCCGATTCGTCACCAAATCCTTTTAGGGTGACTTTTTCCCGATCAAGATTCTTGATCAGTTCGCCAATTGCAGGATTGTTTTCTTGTGCAGCCACAAGATTGTCAAATGTGAAATATTCGCTACCACCCTGATTCTTGACCATGTTGATCAAGCTCTGTGTACCAATGATTGGAGTTAATTTTTTGTTGTGGGCTCGGCTACGAAGAAATTGTAGAATGGTAACCAAATTGGCATCACCGGCCGGACTACCACTTACTTCATCAATGCGCATGATTAACGCTTTTCTCTGCCCAGGTCTACTTCGCCGCCTGCGGCAGCATCTGTTGCGGCAAATTCGTCGCCCATGTCCATTTCGCTTTCAGGGCCCATACCAGGAGCAGCGCCAGGCATTGGAGCACCCATATCGCCACCGGCATCCATACCACCCATGCCCATGTCTGGTGAACCTTCACCAGCTAGATTACGTGCGGCATTGTCTGTTTGTTCACGGGCGCCTGTTAGTTGTTGTAGGATGTTGCTTAGAACACTGCCAACTGCACCTTTAAATGCGTCTGCTTGTTCGCTACCAATTTGATCGCGGATAGTATCAATAAGTGCAGGCATCTGTTCGTTCTGCATCTTGCTAACATCTTCAATCATGTCCTGAATACTATCTACCATGTCCTTGGCGGCCAGGATAGCTTCTGACTTCCCCATTTCACTTTCGTTCAACTGGCGATTCTCGCTAATCCAACGATTCAATCCTTCACGCACCATTAGCAGTTCCATGTACTTTGGATTCTTCTCTGCGGTGTGTACACCATAGTTGCGGCGCAGTTGGTTCAGGTTTTCACCTAGTGCGCGGCTCAGATGTTGTGCTTTGCCAACAGTGAGTTTGCTATAATCAATACCAAACCCAAAGCGGGTTTCATTTATTCTGTTAATGCGCTTTGCTGTTGCTCTGCTGCCAATTTCTTGTAGTCTCATGGTTGTTTATCCCAAATCTTAATGTATTTAGCCGAATTGATCAATTTATCTAGATATTCCTGAGCTGCCGTTAGCTTAGGGCCAACATCGCTCAGTCTAGCATCATATAGATCTTGTGCAAACCCATTATGGGAAGCACTGGCACTTTTATACTTATGCCTGTACAGTTGATAGTCATGATCTAGTTTGCGCACAGCTTGATCCTGCGCACGAAGTTCCATGGACCTGTTGAAGAGCTTTTTATACTCTAGGAGGCAATACATCACTGCTGATATTTTGCTTGAGAACAGTATTTTTTTGTCGTTGTTGTTGTTATCAACTGCCCAGGCACCGCTGTCGGGATACACGTTATACTGATTGATCCGGTATCCATTGCTGCTGGGTAGCGGCAGCATGATTAGTTCGCCGCGGTTTACCAGCGTTTGTATCTGCTGTTTAGACCACCAGCTCAAATAGGTAGCCATAACTTCTTCGGCTACCTGTTGCTCGGCTAATTTGTAGGCTTTTTGTTTACGCCGTTTTTTTGTGGTATGTGATTCGACCATTTTGATTTTGACGATATAGTACGTCTTTGTTGACTAGGCTGTTGGCCAATTGGATCTGTCGTTCATTTAGATCCTGCCGATGAACTTCAGCGTTCTCCCGGAATAGTGCTAACACATCCGATTCCTCGTTTGTGATAGGAATACGTATATTGTTAACTAATTCAATTATTTTCATTTATTAATTAGATGCACAGTTAATGTTATCAATCCAGCAATCAGCACAGATATAATAGCAGTTCCTATTGCTATTATTTGCTTGCTCTGTTTATCGCCAGAGCCAGCCAGAGATTCCCGAATAGCAATAATGTGCTCTTCTAGTTTTTCTACTTTACGCTCAACTGCGTCAAGTTTGTTATCCAATTTTTCATACCTTTCTGCACACAGTTCGACGTGGGCTTCAAGGCTCTGTTTTTCAATATTCGTGGACATAATGTCGCTTTCTAAATTTGCGAGATGCGGTTTAATATGCCATAAAAGTGAGCCATGATTTGAGCCAATGATTGCCAGAGCATCGTCTATCACTTATTTAAGTCAAATGAACAAATTTTAAAATATATGTTTTTGATGGCACCACTTGTCCAAAATATCGGAAGCATGAATTTAGCGGTTTCGCTCAGGTATGTGATCACTGGTACTTTGTCAAAGCTCTCATCAAGATAATACAAAGGATTGTCGAGATGCCGAAACACGCTTTCGTGTTCCACTGTGAATGCAAAACTCCACACACGATGATTGCCAGTATACATCTCGCCAAACTCGTAGTCTTCTAGATTATGGTCTGTGACCTGTTGTATCAGTCCCATTGGTTGGGCACGGAGACTAATACACTGTATCACTGTCTCCCAGTTACGCTGTTGATTACGCTCAAGCTCTTGCGTTCCTCGATCTCGAGTCACACCTGTGTCGGTAATATCAACTAGAGTATATCCTGCAATGTAATTACGTGAGTCCATGCTATTACTTATCGCCAACAAAAAAGGCACTATAAAAGTGCCTTCTCTGTTCTACCATTAGGAAAAACCTAATTGTAAACGACGAACTATTAAGCGCCAGCTGGACTTACAACAAAGCTGGTACCAACTGCAACTGTACATGCAGCACAGTTAAAACTATTAACTGTACCAACTGCGTCAAGAGCTGCTTCTAGAGCGGCTGCTGGAGGTGCATTTACACCATCACAGATGATGTTGATGATACCTGAGGTTGCATGTGCAAAGAAACAGATGATTGATGGAAACACACGAAGAATTGCTTCTAGTGCCTCGCTGTTAGCATCATCTTGTGCTGCCAAACTTGCTTGTGCATTGACGCTGTATAATACAACGCTGCCGCCAAATTGACCTTCTGCACCTAGTGACCAAGTACCTGGGGTACCGATGGTGCCGTTATTAATACCGTTGAATGAGCCGGTTGTACCAGCATATGTGTAGTTTGCACTACGAGTAACTCCGATTGCCATGTTATTTCTCCTAAGATTATAGCGCAATGCGCTTGTGAATATTTATGATTGATCAGCAAAAAAGGCAGTTGCCTGCCTTTTTTGTTTTGTGCTACAGATGCTTATTAAGCTACAGTGAATGTTGTACCAGCGGTTACCAATGTGCCTGTCAGGTCAATACTGTTTGTACCAACTGCTGCTCCCAATGCTACGATTGCTGCCTGTACCACAGCAGCTGACGGTGCATTAACACCATCTGTAATAACGTAGATATTGCTGGCTGCTGTGTTAGCCATGCTGTAGCTAATAACGCCACTAGGCATAGTTTGCAGAATCTTTTCTACTGCTAGGCCCAAACCTCCGTCTGGATTAGCTGCCATTTCACCGCGTAGGTCAACTGCTGTTAGACCAGCCACACGTGGTTGAATGTGAAAGAATGCTAGACTGGCGCCTAGTTCTGCACCTGATTCTCCGTTAATTACACCTTCTAGGCCCACACCACCGTGGACTCTTGTTGCTCCGATTGCCATGTTATTTCTCCTAAAAATATAGCGCAGTGCGCTTGTAAATATTTATGATTTGGTACTATAAAGTCAGTGCATGAAGTGATTTTTAGCCAGTACCCAGATATCTAGTTGTGTACCCTGTTGGTTAAAAACCCTGGTTAATGTTGCCCAGGCAAGACTTTTTTCGCCCGATGTTGCACCTGCCCAGTCACTGACTGTTCTACGAGCTTGATGTAGATCGCTGCCAGCAATCATTAGGTCTTCGTCTAGCTTGATCAAAAAGCTACGAATGCTACTGTGTGTGTTTGCAAAGAAAGTGCGCAGGTATGTTTTGATCTGCAGGGCAGGAGCATACAATCCAATCTTGGTTTTTAGCTGATCTTCGTAGTCATTTTGGTTGCTTAGTACAGCAATCATGTTGGCTAGATCTGTTGTGCCCGAACGCATGTGATCAAAGTCGTTGAACGCCATGGTGCGATTTACATAGGTCCAGGCCTGCGATTCATTTTCCACTCGCAGTATTTCTAGTACCAGGATGCTAGAGAACAGCAACTTTGCCAGGTCAAGAGAGCTACGTCCTTTGAGGTTGTCTGGATACTTAAACAACCTTGCTTCAACCAACTCATCTTTTATAAAATCAAACATGTTATCCGTTCTTGGCAAAGTTTGCTTTGCTGAATCCCAGGCGATCGATTAGTTTCATCTTTTCATCACCACCACCTACTACATAGCCTTCGTGTCCCGAATCATTGCCGGTGAATGCTTGTATATCGCCTGCACCTACCTGTGCGTCAATCTGTTGCTTGATGTTGAGTTTCAAATTGTATATTGCTACCCAGATAGCAAATAATCCTTCTAGTCCCGGTGCACCTTCTTTGTACAACCAGCCGTCTTGATTACTGCCTAGCAATTTACCAGCTGCCGCTGGACTTAGCTTGCTTGGCAAGTACTGGTAGAATCCTGCCAGCATGTTATCAAATGATCCACCAGTGATCTTGCTGGTGATATAGGTACTGATAGCCCCGAGCACTCCCTTGGCTTTCATTGCTGTCAGCTGACCAATAAAGTCAGTTACTGCACCTTCATATTGTTTAATAGTTGAGTTTGCGGCATTGACTGCGCCTGTATCCATCTTGACCTTGGGTACAGGCATCTCACCTGTTACAAACCATATGGGACCATCTGAAGGCAAGCCTCCAAGACCAGTAAGAGGTTGGTCACCTTCGCCAATGCCAGGAATAAATGTGTGTACTGCAATACCAGCCACACTAGAACCAATGTGCTTGCCTGCGCCGCTGTTGGCCTTGACCTTGTAGGTCACTGTGTTGGGTTTGAATGTGTAAAATCCGTTGTCTGGTGATAGCTTGCCTGCATACAACAGGTCGCCCATGTAAAAACCACGAAAGTTCTTGGGAATAATTTTTTCTAATGCACCCCAGATCACATTAACTTTGCCATATAGGTCAGCACGGTCAGCACCACGATTGGCATCATACTGTTGGAACGCTTGTGGGCTGGTCACACGACCTTCGCCTGACTTTTTATCAAACATGTGCTTGTCCACGACCATGAGCTCACCATCAACATTACGACCAAACACCAGTGCTGGAAATCCGTCCCACTTGATTGTGGTCAATTCTTTGCCTTTGGCCATTTGGCCTAGTGCTGCCACTGCACGTTGTGCGCCAGGAATGCCTTCGCCGAACACCAGGTCTTCTGGATGTACAATGTGTGCGCCTTCAACTATGCGTTTGCGACTTTCGGTAATAATATCTCTGATCTTCATGCAAATAACCCTTTAACCATATTTAACCCGGTAAGAATCTTTTCTCTATCATTTTCTGCACGAGCAACAGCATCAGGTGTTTGCGCTTTGTCACGCTTTTTGCCTGCAACATCAATCATGGCTTTTTCTTCATATCGTTGCCAGAATGCTTGTACAAAGTCTTGTGCAGATGAAAACCTGCTGAGTGCGCCTTTGCCAAACATATCATTGGCTTCGCAACTTTGTGCAAAGCCTTTCATGCCTGCTACCAGCTTGGCAATCTTGACGTCATTGATATCATTGCCAGAGAACTGTTTTAGTTCTGGAGAGATCCTGGGCCGGTTGATGCCCTGTTGTTTGGCAAGATAAACAAATGTGTCTAGTATAAAGGTAGCCGGGCTGGTTGTTACTGTTACCACTTCTGTGTCTTTTTGTTTGCTAAACGGCACATGTTGTCCATCCTGTATCTTGAGCTGTACGCCTGCATGCTGTACGCTCAGGTCCATTAGTTCGCCAAACACACTGTACATGTTGCCTGTCAACAAGCCTTTGACTCCACGCTCAGGAGTAACACGAGTAGCACCCCATTGTTCTAGTCGTTCTGGATGCCACATAAAATCTACCTGTACGTAGGAATCTTTACCAA